CGAAAGGGTTCTCACAGAATAGGAACTCGACTCCTTAAGTCGTGCAACATATGAGTAAAGCAGAAATAAAAATACCAGAACCAGAAAGTATAAAAGCACCTGATATAAGCAATGAAACTAAATCCCAACTGCCAGAACCTGCTGGTTGGAGAATATTAGTAGCTATGCCTAGAGCAGAAGAAAAAACTGATGGTGGTATTGTTAAAGCCTCCCAAACTATTAAAGACGAAGAAGTAAGTAATATTTGCGGATACGTTATGAAGTTAGGACCAGAATGCTACAACGACACTAAAAGATTTCCTAGCGGACCTTGGTGTAAAGTTGGAGACTGGGTGGTATTTCGTGGCTACTCAGGCACTCGCATGAAAATGTATGGACAAGAGTTTCGTTTAATTAATGACGATACTGTGGAAGCAGTAGTTGATGATCCTACAGGAGTAGTTAGAGCATGAGTGAAACCGAAATAATAAACGAAGAACCAAATATTCCAGAAACTGTTCCTCAATCAACAGAGGATAAATTTTTTGGTAAACAAACAGAAATAGACAGCCAAATACCTGAAGGATTAGAAGTAGAGGTTGTTGATGATACTCCAGAAGAAGATCGCAGACCTGCTAAAGCAGAAGATACTTCACCAGATATAGATGATGAAACTGTAGATAAAGAAATTTCTGATTACAGTAAAAGAGCTGGTGAAAGAATAGCTAAAATTAAATACGAGTATCACGAAGAACGTAGAGCTAAAGAAGCAGCCACTAGAGAGTCTGCTGAAGCCGTTCAAAGATTACAAACACTTATGGCTGAAAACCAAAGACTACAAGCTATGGTAGATCAAGGTGGAGAAGTCTTAAATAAACAAGCACATAATAATGCTTTATGGGCTAAACAAAATGCACAAGAAGCATTTAAAAAAGCTTACGAAGAAGGTAATGCTGAAGAAATGACAAAAGCACAAGAGTTATTGTCAAAAGCTACATTAGCTGAACAACAATCAACTAATATGGCTGCAACTCTTCAACAACAAATAGCACAGAATTTACCGCAGCCTGAAATACAAGCTGCTCAACCTGATCCTGATATGCAAGCATGGGCACAAAAAAATCCTTGGTTTATGGGTAGTGAACCTGTACATAAAGAGATGACATCCTATGCAATGTATGTAGATCAGAGCTTACAAGCACAAGGCATAGACCCTGCTAGTAAATCACAAGAATATTACAATGAAGTTGATAACGCTATGCGTAAACAATTTCCAACTTTTTTCGGTGCAACATCAACTCCAGAGGTAGAAGTATCTCAAGAAGAAGAAGCACCAAAACGACAACCATCAACAGTTGTTGCATCCGCAACGAGGGATAGCGGAAACAAAAAACCCACGCAAATACGTCTTACTCAGACACAAGTTAAGCTAGCTCGCCAACTTGGAATTAGTCCTGAGCAATACGCAAATCAATTATTGAAGGAGGCTTAAATGTCAGAAGAAAATAATAACACTAATGAAGTGGAGGCAGTTTCTACTGATACTCCTGTAGACCAAGAGCGTACCCCGAGGGGAACAGAAAGCCGAGAGGCTACCCAACACACACAAGATTGGGAAAATGTGTCAAACCTACCTACACCTAATCCACAAGAAGGCTGGGTATTTAGGTATATTAGAACTGCCCTTTTAGGACAATCTGATAATCCTAATGTATCAAGACGTTTTCGAGAGGGATGGATACCATGTGAACTGCAAGATCATCCTGAATTGCAAATTCACATGATGGATCATAACTCAGAGTGGGCAAAAAAAGGTAATGTAGAAATAGGTGGACAATTATTGTGCAAGATGCCAGCAGAAAAAGCGAAAGCTAGAGATGAACACTTTGCTAATTTAGCTCAGTCGCAACTCGAATCTGTTGATAATGTGTACTTTAAAGATCAGGATGGGAGAATGGCGACCAAACAAGTGTTTGAGCGTAATTCAAAAACAACTTTTGGCAAAGATTCTTAGGAGTCTTTAATAATTAATTTAATATAAGGAGACAATTATGTCGTCAAGTGCAACTCCTCACGGAGCTAGACCTGTTGGAACAATTGTTGGAAGTCCTTATCAAGGAAAAGTTACACACTACAAAATTAAAAATGCGTATGGAACTTCTATATTCTATGGTGATTTTGTAAAGTGGGCTGATGACAACCCTAATACTACTATCCAAAAGGATACTGGTACTACGGCTTGTACACCTATAGGTGTTTTCCTTGGTTGTGCTTACACAGACCCAACTACTGGTCAATTCACACCAAATCAATATTTCCCAGCTTCAACTGCTGCGGATGATATTGTTGCGTATGTTGCTACAGACCCTTTCATACTTATGCAGATGCAATCAGATGAAGCTCTTACTCAAGATGATCTTGGTAAGAACTGTGCGGTTGTTCAAACTGCTGGAAGTACAGCAATTGGTACAAGCAAAAACGCAGTAGACGGGAGCACAGCAGCTACCACTAATACACTACCATTAAAGATCGTTGACTTTGTTGATGGTCCAGATAGTGCTATAGGTGATAGTTATACTGATGTGCTTGTTATGTTTAACGTAGGGCATCAATTGCTCAACACAACAGGTATTGGTTAAGGAGTACAATTATGGCAGCTATATCAAGAGCTAATGAGCTTAAGCAGCTTCTTCCAGGACTTAATGCCCTGTTTGGAGAGGAATATAATAACTACGAGAACGAGCACGAAGAAATTTATGCAACTGAGAATTCTGAAAGATCATTTGAAGAAGAACTCAAGTTGTCAGGTTTCGGAGCTGCTCCTGTAAAAGATGAAGGTTCAGCTATCAATTATGATACTGCACAAGAGTCTTTTGTAGCTCGTTACACACACGAAACAATAGCTATGGGCTATTCAATCACAGAAGAAGCAATGGAGGATAACCTCTATGTTTCTCTCTCTGGTAGATATACTAAAGCTTTGGCTCGTGCAATGGCTTACACAAAACAAGTGAAAGCAGCGTTTCCATTAAATAATGGATTCTCTACTACTTTCTCTTCAGGTGATGGTGTCGCTTTATTTAGCACAGCTCACCCACTTGTAAGCGGTGGAACTAACAGCAACAGACCTTCTTCAGGTGCTGACTTAAATGAAACATCTCTAGAAGATGCTATCATTCAAATCGGTAAATATACTGATGAAAGAGGTCTTAAAATTGCAGCTAGACCAAGAAAACTAATAGTACCATCTGATCTTCAGTTTGTTGCTACTAGACTATTGCAAAGTGACTACAGAGTCGGTACTGCTGACAATGACATCAATGCAATCAAAACTAATGGAGTGATTCCAGAAGGTTACTCAGTTAATCACTATTTAACTGATACCAATGCTTTCTTTATCACTACTGATGTTCCTGATGGCATGAAGCATTTCGTCAGAAGTCCAATGACTACATCTATGGATGGTGACTTTGATACTGGTAATGTTAGATACAAAGCTAGAGAAAGATATTCCTTTGGAGTATCTGATCCACTAGGTATCTTTGGATCACCAGGTAGTTCGTAAGAACTTTAAAGGGAGGCTCGTAAGGGTCTCCCTTTTTTCCTTCTAGGATAATTTTTTTCTATCGACTGACCTAGCAGACAAGCCAAGACGATAGATTTTTTAAGGAGACTTAATTATGGCAAACACAACTTTTAATGGACCAGTAAGGTCTGAAAATGGCTTTACAGTCATTTCAAAAAATTCATCAACAGGTGCTATCACTACTGAATTTACTTTAGATGGTGATGGTATGAAAGTTACACCTGTAGCTTTAACTGATGCAGATACAACACTTACAGCAACAGCTAATGGTGGTCGTACTAATGTAGTTCCAGCTATAACAGCAGACAGAACTCTTACATTACCAAGTCCTGCTGCTGGTGTTTACTTTAAATTTGTTTATGGTGGTGCAGCAGAAGAAACTGAAAACCTTATTATTGATACAGGTTCAGACACGAATTTCTTTTTAGGTGGAATTGTTCATTTAGATTCTAACGCAGATAATGTTTCTGTATATGCAGATGGTAACTCTAACTCTATATTAACTCTTACAGACTTTGGTTTATTTGAAATTAATATATTAGGTAAAGATTCAACAAACTGGTATATCTGGGGTAGCCAAGAAGGTGCAGACGCTCCAGCATTTACTGACCAATCTTAATAGGAGTAAATTATGGCAGATGCAGTAACTTCACAAACCATCATTGATGGTGAAAGAAACTGTATTATGAAATTTACCAATGTCAGCGATGGCACAGGCGAATCCGCAGTAGCTAAAGTAGATGTTTCTGCTTTAGCTACTAACTCAGCAGGTGTATCTTGTTCTGAAGTTAGAGTAATGCGAGTTAGTCATGCTATTGTTGGTATGTCTGTTCAATTGTTTTTAAATGCTACTTCTAATGTTCTACTCATGGAACTAGCTGAAAGTAGTAATGGACATATGGACTTTCAAGATTTTGGTGGACTTCCTAATAATGCAGGTAGTGGTAAAAATGGTGACATTTTATTTACCACAAAAGGTCACTCTTCAGGAGATACTTATTCTATCGTCTTAGAGATGGTTAAAGTGTATTCTGATTAATAGGAGCTAATTATGGCTAAAACTAAAAATTATGTAATTTCTGAAACTGGTGAGTTTCCTCCTCAGTACAAAGTTTTACATCTTGATGAAGATGGTATTTATAGACCTGTATTT